CCGTCTACGTCGAAGTAGAACACGGTCACCTCTCCCAGGTCCAAGTCCTCTTGGACCCGTACGCCGTCATCATCGGGAAAGAACCAGGTCACCGACTGGTAACGGTTAGGGCCTTGTTCTGCATAGATGAACGGGTGTTCATCATCGCCCACCTCCTCCAGTTCTTCGCGTACCTGGTCGGTTAGTGCGAGGGCCTGGGCTTCTCGTGTTGTGAGGTTCATTCTGCTGCTCCCTTGTTCTGTGAAGTCCTAGCGACTTCCCACCCCCCACCGGCCGGAACCGGTGAGGCGTGAGCTGCATCTAGGCTGCTGCGCGTACCTTGCGCGCCCAGGCGGGTAGGTGTTTATCGCTGCAGGCGTTCACCTGGGAGGTGAAGAGCTTGGCGCGATTCCGGCACTTGTGGCACTTTTCATAGACACCGGCGGCAACTAGGAACACCTCGCGAGAGAATCGCGGGTTATCGGCTCCCAGTGCGTCGGCTAGGTCATAGGCCATCGCGTCGCGCTCTACGGTTACCCCTCCCTCAGCTTCGAATTTCGCAAGTACGGCGGCGATGAGTTCATAATCTTTTCTTGTCATTGAATAGCTCCCTTTCGATAGTTTGACCTTGAGAGAACCCTATTGCCTATAGGGCGTAGGGGTCAAGTACATTCAGAAAATAATTATGTGGCGTACGTCACCGAACACTTGTTCGATTCCCTTGGTCCTGGATGATGGGCCGCCTTGGGGTCCTGCCGATAGGCCAGGGGAGATAGTGCCGATAGGCCAGCACCGCCCCTATGAATCTCTAACCCATCCAGGGAAAATAGGCCGCCCCTCCCTGGAATTATCGACTTATCGCCCTATCGACATAGGGAAAATCTCCAGGGAAAAGGGGGGAACGACCCCCTGTTGTTGAATCCGCGCGACCTATATGTCACATACCCCAGAAAAATATTTCGACTAAAGTGAAGATCCCGCGACTCAGCCATTTAAGCCACTTCACTGTGTGAGTTCCATCACATTCCAATATATTTTTCCAAAAAATGGGAAATCGGGTATATTTCCCGCCTTATATATAGTAGGGGGATAAAATCCCCGCGCGCTCTGTGGAGCGGGGATGAATCCCCCGTGGCTGCTCCGGTCTTACGCCTCCGCAGCCCCCTAGGGCGTAGGAGGCGATGTACCCTAGTTCGCGCCTGCACAGCGTGCGGCGCTCAATGGATCCCCTCCGCTACTTCGAGCAAGGATATTTAGGAGTCTTATGGCGGAAAACTCTGCCGATATAGCAAAGAGAATTATTCTCAAAGAAGTAGCAGAAGGACTGACAATAGAATCAGCCTGCAAGTCTGCAGGCAAGTCGATCAAAACGTACGAATACTACCGTCGGACTGATAAGGCTTTCGCCGATAAGATCGACAGAACCCGCTTGGGTTTACGCGAAAAGACTTTCGCGTCCACCGATGTCACAGAACTGACCTTTGAACAGTTCCGCGAAAGGTTCTTGCACAGCAAGACCTTCCCGCACCAAAAGAACCTGGTAGATGTAATTGAAGGTCGTGAGCCTTCGTGGCTTCACGAATCGATGAAGTACGAGCAAGGACAGAAGAATCGCATCCTGCTCAACATCCCGCCCAACCACGCCAAGTCAATGACCATTACGGTCGACTACGCGACCTGGCTCATCTGTCAGAACCCAAACTTCCGCATCCTGATCGTCTCCCAGACGCAGCGACTCGCGGCTGATTTTCTCTACGCCATCAAGCAACGCCTGACTCACCCAATGTATGAAGACTTACAAGCAGCCTACGCTGCTGGCGTAGGGTTCAATTCCAAGAGCGCGACCTGGACTGCCACCCGCGTTACCTTCGGTAACGAGCTACGCGAATCTTCGGAGAAAGACCCCAACCTAGAGGCAGTCGGTATCGGTGGTCAGATTTACGGTAAGCGCGCCGATATGATTATTGTCGATGACGCGGTGACATTGGCTAACGCCAACGATTTTGAGCGACAGATCAAATGGCTCAACCAGGATGTCCGTTCCCGTCTTAACCCGACGGGCAAGTTGATTATCATTGGTACTCGCGTAGCAAGCATTGATCTCTATAAAGAGCTTCGTTCCCCAGAACGCTATCCTGGCGGAGTAAGTCCCTGGACCTATCTAGCGATGCCAGCGCTCCTAGAATCAAAGGATCGACCGGACGATTGGGTCACTCTCTGGCCTTGGTCAGATCAGCCCTTTGATGGACAGCCTGAAGAAGAGAAGAACGAAGAAGGCTTGTACCCCCGCTGGTCAGGACAGAATCTTTTTAATGAACGCCAACAGATGGATACCTCCACTTGGGCGTTGATCTATCAACAGCAAGACATCTCCGATGACGCGATCTTCGATCCCGTCTGCGTACGAGGTGCGATTGACGGGATGCGTAAGTCAGGCAGGCTTACTCCTGGAGTTCCAGGCCATCCACATAACATCAATGGATTTATTACCGTCTGCGGGCTAGACCCTGCGATGGTAGGAGATACCGCAGCTATCTGCTACGCCATTGACCGAGTAACGCATAAGCGCTACATCGTTGATGCGATTAAGATTACGCGCCCCTCTCCAGCACAGATTCGTCAGTTGATCTTCGACTGGACGGCGGCCTATACGCCCGCCGAGTGGATTGTCGAGAAGAACGCTTTCCAGCAGTTCCTTACCCAAGATGAAGGAATTAGACAGCATCTGGCTACACGCGGAGTCTATCTGCGTGAGCATCACACGGGTACGAACAAGTGGGATTCAGGATTCGGTGTAGCGAGTATGTCATCGCTCTTTGGTACAAAACAAGCTGATGGCAGACATCACCGAGATAACTTAATACACCTGCCTTCAGATCAGACAGAGAACATCAAGGCTCTTATCGAGCAGTTGATTACCTGGTCCCCTGAGACTAAAGGTAAGACCGATATGGTGATGGCACTTTGGTTCTGTGAGATCAAGGCTCGTGAAGTCTTGAACTTCGGACAGTACGCTACACACCATCTAAAGAATCCGTTCCTCAGCCGCCACGAACGGGGCAAGAGGATCGTGGTCAATATTGATCAACTGCTAGAAGAAAAGAACAGAACGTTCATCTAAGGAGAACAAAATGCCAGTACCAAAAAAGAAAACACCACCAGCAGGTGGTAAGGCAAATCCAGAAAAAATGGGTCGTGTAACCGCTTCTGAAACAGAAGCCACAATGAAATTATACAAAGAGAAAAAAATGACAGCAGGAGAAGCGCGAGCCAACGTTAAGCGTAAAAAGGTAATAGCAGCTATTAATTCTCAACAGTCTGCAAGAGCCTTAAAAGAATATAAGGAAAAGCAGGCCAAGCGTGCTGCTGGTGGAAATGCTGCATCACCCAGAAATCAAAGAGAAGTATTACTAGGTTTAGGTTATGCAGAAGGCAGAGATGCAGCAGCAGCCGCTTTGCGCGGTTATGGTTCGGGAATTAAAACTGCTGCTCGCATTAAAAATCAAGAAGCAAAAAAGAAGAAGAAATAATGGCAATCCCAAAGAAAAAAGGCTTAGACGATTTTCTCAAAAAAGGCAAGAAGCCTCCTACGCGGGGTAGCAGAAATATGCCACGAGACTACGATGTAATGACTCCTGATATGGGATACACCAAGCCTACTGCAAAAAGCCAACCTAAAAAAATGGGCAAGAAGAAGTAAGGAACTTAATTGCTAACAGCTAAAGAGATCGCAGCAAAGGTATCGCGTCTAACCACACGCTACTCTGCCCGCGACCAACGGATGCGCGACGTGCTTTCAGTACGTCAAGGCGATATGAGCAAGGTATATCCTTCGATGTTCTCCGAGGAGTACCCAAAGCCTCTCATCGCTAACTTCATAGACGTTGCCGCTCGTGATCTCGCAGAAGCGATGGCACCACTGCCATCTTTCAACTGTGCTGCTACCAATATGGTGTCTGACTCGCAACGCAAGGCAGCAGATACCCGTACTCGTATTGCCAACTACTACAGCAGCGCATCTGAGTTGCAACTTCAGATGTACTCTGGTGCAGACTGGTTCAATACCTATGGTTTGCTTCCTGCTATTGTCGAGATGGATTACGAGACAAACAATCCTCGTATTCGTCTACTTAATCCTTTTGGTGTCTACCCAGAAATTGATCGCTTTGGACGT